TTACCACCACAGATCACACCATCAATATGTCCTTTGATTTCGTCATCAGCTATAGAAAAGCCAAACTGTTTTCCCATCTTATCCTCTGTTCGCAAATCGAACCCTGCATCTTTGAGCCACATTGCAGCGTAATCTTCGATGTAGTGACCGAACTCAAATATCCTGAGTGTTCTTGCACTAAAACCTGATCCCTCATCAGTCGGGTAGTTTAAATACCTATACTGTATTTTTCGACTGCACTCATCACCTATGCTTGATGCCCCCAAGTATCTCCTTCTTTCGCGTTTGGTATTTTTTTCTACAATAGCTTTGTCTACCGCTTGCGATATTGCCTCTGCTACGAGATCAGAAGGGGATACTTGTAGTAGGCCAAGCGCCTGTTGACTTATAGTATTTGTCTTCGAGCTTTCCAATGTCTATCTCCTCTGATAATTTTTCTGCTTCCTGCAAAGCAAATATTAATACATGAACCTGATCTATTGACAGATCAGAAAACTTGGTATCCCAACCAAACTTTTCTAATACAAATGACAATTCATTTATTGGTTTTGGTAAATCACTCATTTTCTTACTGCCTTTATTTTTCCTGATTCCATACTTAATTTGTAATCTTCTATTCTTTCTTCTCTTTGAGGAGTTGTCCATTCGTGTATCTCTGTTGTAGGAACAATTTTACCGTCTTTTTTAATTAACGTTGTAAGCTCTAAACTGGACGTTCCATCCGTCCAATGCTGTAGAGTACAAATTAATCCATCATTCATTTGTGTTATGAAAGGACCACCTTGTTTTTGTTTTTTACTCATTTTGTTGTTTCCCATCTAAATTTTAGTTGTCCATATATTGGTTGCCATTCACGATTTTTACTCTTTTGCCATCTATCATGTGGCTTTACCTCTCCCATTATTTTCCACCCCGCTCCTTTAAGACTCGAACCAGATTCAGATTGTAGCGTGTAGGTTATCATTCGTTTACCCCCCATTTGTTGCCAGATCCTCCAACACCTTCCGTATAGAAAGGAACAGGTATTTTTAGGAGCGTGATCAATCACACAGACCCTTGTTATCTCAGCCGTAAAAGTATTATCTAAAGTAGCTGAAACAGGTCTTCCTACAATCGCAATACCAATTAACTCATTTTCAAATGAAGCACCTATAGCAAACTTCCCACCTTGTGGAGGTTTATTGTGACGGTGAAAGTTCCCAACAAACTCACGAGCTTCACGAAGACTAATTGGAATTGGTGTTAAACCTGCACTCATTTTTTAAATTTCTTTTTCATATAAACTGCTAAATCAGATAATAGATATGGAAACTCATCTGGGTGTATCTCAGCTATAAGCTTTCCGTTATACCAAATTTTAAGGCCATCATCATATACTGCCCATCGAGTCTTTACGTCTTTCATAGATACCTCTCCACTGTTGCCTCGATTGTGCGCTTGTTCCATAAGAAACTAAGCATACAAGCCGCTCTGTACTTCGTCCAAGAGAAATCAAACGGCTCAATATTTATCCCTTGAGTAGCCAGGTGCGATCTTTGTTTGTCCGTTAATCGTTGATCTAGCCATCTTTTTGTCTTCTTGGCGGCATTGCCGTCCTCAATCTCTCGTAAAAAATCATCTGCAGCCGCCGTGCATTGCACACCACCGCCAACTGCAAGAACCTTTAGTTTGCCTTGTTTGTTTCTGCCAAAAGCAACTGACACATCAGATGTATTTGCAACTCCAACAAACCCTTCAAAACCCATAGCCATACGCAGGCTTTGATCCCCAAACATATCCATCCATCTAAATGGAGACATCTGCATCAGATCAAACTCTGTCATCTCAAACGTGTGAAGTTCTTCTTTTTCTTCTTTCTCACCGCTATCAAAGATGTGTTCACAGATAGGACAGATCTTCGAGCCCATAGGAACAACAGCTTCGCACTCTGGGCATTGTTTAAGTGGTGCTTCACCCTTTTCTTTGTCATCTAAGCTAACTGAATCTTCCAACGATCCATGCGTTAGTACACTTGTTCCAAAATCTAAAACAATACAGTCTCTCTTAACCAGATCAGGAAACTCTTCTGGATCTATAGTTCGTAAGCCACGACCAATCATCTGTACCATTGTGGCTTTCTGTGAGCATGGCCTCGTTAGAATGATGCACGACACTGGTGGAGCGTCAAAGCCCTCTGTAAGCACGGATACGTTAACTACGACCTCAACATCACCATAAGCCAAATCATGGAGTATCTGAGCCCTGTCTGCCTTTGGAGTGTCACCTGTGACTAGTTCTGCGTTGATGTCTTGTTCTAAGAACTCCTCTAATAGATCCTCTGCGTGTTTGATTGTGCTACAGAATACAACAGTCTTTCTGCCCTCTGCATGATTGAGATACTCTTCAACCACTCTTTGATTGATGACCTTGCGATTCATAATCGACTCGACTTGCTCCATGTTGAAGTCGTTGCCGCTAATAGCCACGTTTCTCAGGCTATCGTTTACACCGCAATCAATGACGTATGACTTTGGCGGTACAAGAAAACCCTCTCGAATAAGTGTTGTAATATCTATCTGGTGCGAACAATTATTGAATACTTTTCGCAATCCCTTTCCATCGCCTCTGTTGGGCGTAGCAGTAAAACCCACAATCTCTGCATCTGGATTGTCTTTTTTGACTGCTTTAATAACTTTTAAATATGTATCAGCCGCCGCATGATGGCTTTCATCAATAACAACCATGTCAAAAGCAGGTCGATCTTTAAGATTGTTATCCCTGGATATTGTTTGCACCATCGAAAATACAGTGCCACCTTTCCAATCTTTGACTGTGCCGTTTACAATGCTCGTTGTGATGTATGGATTAAGACGCTCGAACTTGGATTTGTTTTGATCTACAAGTTCATCTCTGTGTTGCATAACAAGAACTTTCTTACCATTCTTGTATCTTTGACCTACGAGCGCCGACAGCATAATTGTTTTTCCTGCTCCGGTAGGCGCAACAACGATTGTGTTTTTGTGCTTATCTAATGCTTTGCAAGCATCAGTTATAGCGGCCTCTTGATAGGGGCGCAGTAACATATCCGAATCCACTTCTTAATCTAGATGGTGGGGGGTTTTGGACCCTCGCCCCCCCTGTGCGAGGTCTAGCAGGTGTGGAATAAACCTGTGCCGCTAGATTACCTGTTAGCCCAGCTTGGAACTGCACCGGATGTTGGTTGCGCCGTTTGTTGCGGTTGAGCCGCAGGTGCTTGCGCCATCGGTGCCTGTCCAGAAGGGATAAAATCTTTCTGGTTCGGTGTTACTGCCGCCATGAGTTTGTTCTTATCCTCATAGCCAGCTGTACCTTTTTCAATGCCTACTTTAGCGCAAATCTCCATGCCGCTCAAGTCATTAACGCCACTTATGTTGCGTCTTTGCATCGCAGTCTCTGACATATCAGATGGATCAATATTGTTTGCACTTTCGATTATTGATCGAAGTGTAGACAAACCAATCTCTTTGGCTAATGGAATACCACTCGAACCCATCTTATCGCCATCGACAAAAATACGATGCCAGAACTTACGTTTGTCGTGCTCTCCGCCAACGACTGTAAACTCAAGTTCCATCCATTTGGCATTCGTATTGGCTGACTTTTTGAACCACATTCCGTTGCCAAACTCTGGTAGTTCCATATCTCCAAGTTTAACTGCAATGATTGCACGACATACTGTCCCATTTGGAATAAGTGTTCGTGTTTGTGTTGGTGCCTCTGAAACGGCGGCGTTATTTAGATTCAGCATTTTCTGTCCCTTCTGCTAAAGTTTGTTCATTGGGGTTTACAAAGTTTAAATGTCTCTCTGTATTACCCCCAGTACCCATTTTCTCAATAAGTTTACCAAGATGCGGCTCTTCTAATGTTTCGAGCCTACCAGAGCGATCCTTTGCAGGATAACCCCATTCGTTTAAAGCATCGCAGATAAAAGCACGATACGGTCCATTATCTCCTCCCAAGACCGCCATCGTAATCATTTCATCTACGATGCCTGGTAATTCTTTGCCAGTTTTGGAACCCTCGATTTGAAGCGCATATTGCTTGCGCCCATAATCGTCAGTGTATTCGTCTAGGATACCGACAAAGATTACGTTCTTATCGCGAATGTGTTGTAGATGTGTAAGCCACGCCATCATTTCGCGTCCGTGCATACCATAGGCCGCACGAGTATCTAGCTTACCAGTTCTGTCAGATCTTGACTCTGGCTGTTGCTGACACCACTGAAAACACAAACGCCCAGCTACTGTAATTGAATCAATAAAAAGCGTTTGATATTTATTCACATGTTTACTTGGATCACCATACATCTGACAAACACTATCATAGTGCGCCTGACTATAGCACTGATCTTCGTGCAAAGATGGATTACCACCACCAAGATAGCAGGCAAAGTCACGACACTCACTCCACGTTTGTGGACGAATAACGTCAATTGGATGTCCCTCGATAGCGGCATCCCCTGCCTCCAAATCCATGAATAATGTTGATTTAGGATCAAGTGTTGTTGCTAATGTTGTTTTACCAACACCACTTGCTCCGCATACTACGATCTTGTGACCGCGCTTTTCTGCAAGCCGTTGTTCGGCTGATATAATTTGTAGACCCATTTATTTATCCTCTTCTATTGAGAAACTACCCATTTCTACCGTTCTACAATCTTCTAATTGATTTTTAATATCTGGTGGAGCGGCTGTGTATTTTCGCTCCTCTACAGAAACAACAAGCTTTCCATAGTGTTTTGCATTTTCTGGTGACATTTTATTTAATTGGTCAAAAAGCTTTTCTTGATCCCAAGTAACCTTCTTACCAATTTTAGCTTTAAGCTTTTTATTTCCAGACATGATTGTAGTCGAACCAAAATCCTTACCAGCGGCTCGTAAAGAATCACGAACCTCTTGTTGCCAAGTATCTTGGATTTTTTCATTTATATTTGAGAGCTCTTTTTTATGCCCATCGATAATAGTACGCAGTTCTTCTCTGCGCTCGAGTAATTGATTGCTCATGGCAAATCTCCACTTAAATTTTCTAGAGCCTTACACTTCGCAAAATATTTTATGTTAGTCAAGAATTTTTTTTGGATAGATATATATCAATATTAAAAACAGCCTTCATAAGCTTCTTTTTTAGTTTAAATTCAGAAGTTTCTACGCCTTTAGCATCTTCGACAATATGTTCCCATATTCCATCTGCGTTCTCTTTATTGTATTTAAAATCGGCTACATACGCACAGATCTTTTGATCGTTTACCAGGATGTTATAGCGTGGTTGGAGCTCTAAATCTTTTATTCTACCAGCTTTTTCGAGGGATTTTAAATACAAATAACGCTCTGATTCCCACTTCGAATCGAATGTAATTCCATGTACGGTGGTTTTTTTGTTTCCGTACTTTGACCTTGACCTTTGAAGTTTGGGATTATATCGTGGTTTTAGGTACATTTTGGGAGTTATACTAGTGTCTAAGAGTTCTTATCTAAAGTCAGTAGGTGTTAGCACAGATACTTATGAAAAGATAGTTGAAATATCGAGGAAAGAACGCAGAAGCTTAAAAGAACAAGTCGGCCTAATTATTGATGATGCTTACGAAAAACAAGGATTTGCATCGAAAAATCAGCCGATAAGATCTGTATCTGGTGGACTAAGCGCCGTTATTGAAGACTAAAGCAACCCTGCACTTCCTAAACCACCAAGTAATGTAGAGGCAATGTAGGGGTTTCTTTTAGCTCGTTCTCTTAGATTTGCTTGTCTTCTAAGAACATCTGAATTAATTCTTCTGTTTACTTGAATATTTCCTAAATTAACTGGTGATGGTTGAACATCTGGAACACTTGTTTGGTTTGCAGGCGGAGTTCCACGAACTTGTTGAGGGCTTGTAAGTAGTTGCCCCGTAGCCTGTCTGCCTATGACTCGACCTCTATTAAAAGCATTTAATCCCTTTCCTACACCTGATAGTCTTTCACCTACAGTTCTTCCAGAGCCTACTTGAGTAGCGGCCTCATTTAATACCTGAGATACAGTTTGTGCAGCTTGTTCAGGAGTTCTTTTGCCAGTTTTTATCTCTAACGCTGTACGCATTGTG